AAGCGCACCCTGCCTTTGCCTAAACACCACTTCGTCCGGCTCCCATCGGTTGTCGTTTTCAAGACGCTTGATCTCGTCCTTGAGCCAGATAACCGCCGGTTCCGTCTCGGACTGATTTGGTATTAAAAATAAAGCCCTCGCCAACTTTAGCTTTTCTTGGTGACTGTAATTTGTCGGGAATCTAATCAATATTTTACCGTTGTCGTCATGCCGCCGTCTTCACGTTTGTAATGACACAGAATTTTCCGGCCTGAGAACTCGGATTGTTCGGCAGAGAAATTAAACGATATTCTTCCTCTCTAACCACGACATCCGATATAAACCCTGCCAGTTCGCCCCTTTGATACACATAAACACCGTTTCGCCAAAGATTTTCCTTGTCGTAACGACTCCGATGTTCAACCAGGATTTGTTTTTCCTTCTGAATTTTTTTAAGCAGTTTGGCCGGTATCTTCTCAAAATTCGGAAGACCCAGCCTTATCAGTAAAACCTTAACGCACTCCCCTTGAAACCTGAGTGCCACCCGTGGCGTCATAAAACAATATCTTTTGGCGTTCTTAACTGCGTCCCTGGTCATCTCCAGGTCGTTGGCTGCAATTTCATCCAGCGTCATATTTGCTTGATAATCGGTCATTTTATATTCTCCATAGACGGACCTCCCGGCATCTTCGGCGGTGCCGGTGGACGGTTTGGCTGCCGGGGCATATTTGTCTTGTCGCCCCGCATTAATTGCTTTTGCTGTTGGTTCTTTCCTGTTTGTTTCTCCGGTGGTGTTGCCGGGGTGGGTGTTGGTTTGCCGCCATTACCCCCCGGTGGCTGCCCAATCTGTTTCTGACCCGCTTGCTGTGTTGCCAAAACTATTAACTGGTCTGGCGGTATCCCAAGGTTTTGCGACAGATTTTGCATAATCTCGGCCAGCCTCGCCTTTAAGCCGTCCTGTATAATCGCTTCACGATCCGGAACAATCTTGTCAACCGGCATTTTAAGGCGCTTGAAATACTCCCTTAAAAGCTCTCCGCGCCCCTCCTGCCCTATAATTTGCATATCAATCGCGTTTTCTGTTACCTTCAGGGCTTCGGAAATGGCCGCCTGCATCTGCTCTATCTGCATCAGGTAGTCGGACGCCCTGGCAATAACCTTGATGTCCCCGATTGCCTTTTCAGGCTCGTATAACATGATGTGCAGCCACGTTGCCTCGACACACGGCTTGATTATTCCGTTGTCCATTAATTGGGCCGTTCCCCGCATAACCTTGCCAGCTGCGTTCATTAACATCGAAAGCCCTGTGGCTGTTGTGCCCGCACCGCCTATCTTTTCAGACCCGTACACATACGCAGGAATCCCGGACACCTCAGACGCTTGATCATAGAAATGTTTGTAAATAGCCAGTAGTTCATTAACAATAACATTCGGGTTAAAAAATCCCATCGGCAGGTCTGTACGGTTTTTCACCTGTCCGGATGTAAACTTGAACATCTTCCACGGGTGCATATTATCAACATTTTGGGTGGGGTTTATTCGATCCTCGATCACCCACGCCATCGGCCCCGACGCAATCCCCATGTTTCGCTGCAACGACCTTGCCGCAGAATTACACAACCGGGTAACATCTCTTAACACCTGTGAAACACCACGACCCCAAATTGAATCGTTTTTACGCACAAACGACGAGTGAAAATAATTTCGCTTTTCCAAAGGATTGTCATTAATTCGGGCCGATATCACAAAAGGACCGATCAAATACGCCGTAATAGGATAAACACGGTCCATGTCCGGTATGTTTTCCATACCCCAACCTGCTAAAATATTCCCCTGGACAGACCCCATAAACTTTAAACAATCAATCTTGGGTTCCGGATCTCCCGTTTCGTTGTGATGATCCTGTAAAACCGCCCTTTGGCTGTCTATTGACAACCAGTGTTTAAGCCCGCCCGTGCCGTATAATTTCAAAACCTCGCGGATAGCAGCCTCGTCAAACCCCTCTATGCCAATCATATCCTGTAGGTCTTTTGGCGAATATCGTATTCGCCTGATAAGGTTGCCATCATCCAACGTCTTAGCCCCGGAAGACGGGTATATGTCAAACGGAGATACGCGGCTAAACTCCCTAACAGTTTTTAGTTTAATCGCGGGAACAGATTTGCCACCCCCGCCCGCCTCCCACACCAAAACCTTCTTTTTCCTAACAATCGGCCCCTCAATAAACGCCGTCGGATATGTCGCTAAATCCTCTATAAACTCTTCCAGCGCCTTATAAAAACCACCCTCTGTAAGAATGTCGTTAACTTCGGTTGTGATCTTTTCTGCGTCGCCCTTCGCCTGCTCCACCAGCATTTGATGAAGCTCTTTTTTGGTCTTTTCGCCAATTTCAAGCACATGCTCTCGGGTCAACTGCTCCTTTTGAATGCCCATTTGTTGCATCTTGGCCTGTAACCCTGTAACAATCTTGGCCTTTGCAAACCCCTGCATCTCTTCGGGAAGCTCCGGAATAGGCGTAGGCTCGAAAAAGAACGGGGGGTCTCCACCGGGTATCATAATGTCTTTAAGCCACGACTCAAACGCCCTGCACTTGATGTCTGTAATCATCATATAAATAGGGTTGTCTTCCCCCTGATTTCTTAAAGCATCTAAAACTTCTGGGTCATATTCGCCGTTCCGCTGTCTCAGGCATTGAAGTAACACCCTTTCAATCGGCTGTTTTGCGGCCTTGTTTGCAGACCAGCACATATTAATATGGCTTGCCAAAGATGAAATAACGGGAGTGTTTTGGGCCACCGGCTCCTGTTCAGCATTATATCTTTCAAGCTGCCCGGCGGTCATTGACATTACCAGCCCCTTGCCCTGATATGCCCGGTCTTCCCTCGGTTGCCCAAAACTCTGATTTATATCTACCATCAATAAACCCACCTTATAGACTCAGACACGACACCCTTTCCTGTTCGCGCAACCGCCTGTATTCTTACGGATGCTAACAATAGGTAATTTAGCGCATGCCTGTAATGATCGGCACCAAGTTTGCGGTATCGATAGACCATCGACCCGGTTTTCTTGTCCTCTTCCAGCACCTTGGCCGTTGCAACCGCTTCCCTTGCAAATTCCTCAACCTCAGCGTCCTTGCGCGGCAACTCTAGCCTTCCGGGGGTTGTCACCAGTTTATGAGAGGCATCGCAGATTTCGGTGCGGTTGACCGTCACCACATTGTTCGACTCGTTCCACGCGGCCACACCTTTTTGCTCTTCACTATAGTCGCACCCAAAACACGAATATTGAGCCGTGGCGCAAAACTCACGCACCTTATGAATTTCAGGTTTTAAATCGAACACGGCCGATTGCACACGATATTTTTGAGCTATGTCCCACACATCCTCAAACGTAGATACCCGCGATATCTTTAGTATTTTAATACCCTTCTCCCCTATTTTTTGCCCTATAATCACATGCAGCTTACCCCCAACGTCCACACCCATACAACATGGCCCATCGCTTGACATCGCCATTTTGTCAGGTCCACAGGTCAACAACACATCGTTTACCGTCAACCGGTCCTCAGCCCTGATATAAGCCATACCCATGTTGAGATTGTGAAACCGCACAAGATCGGTATCGGGGTTTTCGTATGCGTCCAGCAGTTCTTTAGGCTCTTTATATGTCGAGTTGAGATGGGATATCCACCAGCCCGTTATGTCCTTGCCGGGGAATTGGGGCACCCAGAATCCATCCTTGGGGTATATTTCCCCCCCGCAGCTTTTACACACCCGTATAACAGACCCGTCCCGCTGCCTCTTTAGGCAATTTGGAAACTCCAACTCTAAACATGTCTCCCTACCGCAATGGTCGCACTCGATCATCCAGACCCGCTGGTCTGATTGTTGCCATAGTTTATCAATGCCAAAATCCGGGACCGTTGGGTTTGCCAGATATGTTCGCTCCTTGACCGTGCTATGCTCCATCCTCGCCAACACCAGGTCTTCGGCTTCCGGGTCCATTTCGTCGAACTCGTCGAAAAAAACCGCGTCCACGGGGGTGGATTTGAGCTTGGAGCTTGTTTTTTGAGCGCCCTCAATCGTTTGGCTCAGTCGTGCCCCCCTAAAATATAGAAAAGAATCTCCTACGCGCTTAATATCAACGCTATCGGTCTCTTTAACGTATTGTCCAATAGCGGCCCTGTTTGCCGACAAAAACGGCTTAAAACGCGATTTGCTAAACAGAGACACCTCATCTGATGTTGGAAACAGGTACATAGCGCCCTGGGAATATCTCCCGTGTTTGAGAGCATGTAGAGCCCGAATGATAAGAAGCTCAGTAAAACCCATCTGTGTCGCCTTCTTAAAAACCTGCACCCGATCATCGCACCGCATCGGCTCAACCTGATACTCATGCCCGGCTATCTGGTATTGCCCGCCAGCTAACCGCAACCCGCTGTGATAGCACCAGGCCCACGGATCGGACGCCATTAGCAGCTCAATCGATCTGTCTACAGCCGGTTCACCCATTTTTTTTAACGTCCCGTAATAGACAATATGTAAACTTTTTTAAAAATCGCAGTTACAGCCAATTAAAGCCGATTACAGCCAATTATTACCCGAAAACAACCCTTAAAACACGCCACAATCCCCACAAAACCAGTGATTTTCACGCTCTTTGATTTTCTCCGTTTTTTAGGATTTCGGAGCCCCGGCGTTTTCGCATGTATTCCCGCATATATTCTTTCCGGTCTGTCGCCGGTTTACTAACGTCCTTGTAAACAATATTGTTTACAAACACCTCGACAGGGATGCCGTCTATGTCGCTGTTAACATTTTTTGTTAACATCGCCCCTCGCCAAGGGAGATTATCCAACCCTGAACACCATAAAGGATTGTTTACAGTCGCCACCGTGGGGATTTCACCGTCTCCACCACCCCTAAGATCACAATTTCCCCAATGATTTACACCACATAACCGGCACTTAGGAGCTTTCATTCCCCTCCTTTTTTGGCCGCCTTAACCATCTCGTCAGCAATTCCCGCCAGTTTTTCCCTAATTTCGGCCGGAATGTCAGCAGATTTAAACAACGGCCCACCGTCCCTGCCCGTTAGCTCGCGTTTTTCGACCAGTCCCAAATCCCTAGCGATAATGCTTGGATTTAACAGCTCTGCTGCGGCCCCGCCGAACTTTTGTTCTCTGATTATGTTTTCCACTCGCGTGCAGACGGGGGAAAAATCTGGTGTTTTGTTTTTTGCGTAATCAAACCAAGTGGTTGTGTCTATATCTAAAAAAATACACAGGCTTGCGATGGTCATGGCTCTCATTTTGGGGACGCGCTTAACTGTTGCGGTCCCCCGATACTTAACCAGTTCGGCAGCTGACAGAGGATGTTGATCGACCCATTCAAAATATTCACAGCACGACGCCCACAGCTGGTCTGGGGTTGAAAAAATTGGCCTGCGTCCATGCGATGATCGGGCCTTCCAAAATTGATTGCCGTAATGAGGACGATGTTTTCCTTTCTGGGATTTTTTGGGATTGGCTTTCGGGGTTGTCTTTTTTGCTGGTGTTTTTTTGTTGGTTTTTTTCATATTGAGAGTTTTAGCACGCGCTTTTGTGTTTCGGTTCTGTGTTCTTCCGGGTATTTGATTGTATCTGGTTTCGGCCATGATATTAGTTGCATCCGTTTTTCACAGATTGGGCATGGGATATTAGCTGGTTCTGGTTCGTGTGCGGTTATGTGGCATTTCCCGCACTTATATACATAATCTTTTAGGTTTTGCTTTTTGATGTTTTTGGGTTTTGCCATTGTTGCCGGCTTATGCCACTAACGACTTAATCTTGTCTGATTTATAACAATATGCTGTTTTTGATTTGGTTTCGATAAGCACCAGATCGCACCTGATACCTTGCAGCCTCAATTCATCCTTTATCTGATCGGTTGTTTGGTTTCCGGTTTGAATTATTTTCATTATTAGTTTCATTTATGACATCGTGGGACATTTAATTTTTTGATAGCATCCGGGGACTATCTGCCATGTGCGCTCGTCGTACAAATGATAATATCCGGCCTTGGTGTCGTGATCGTCTGTTGGTTCCGGCCCCGGTTCCTGCGGGCCACTATTTTCAGCCCATTGTTCCATCTCACTTGTTATGTACTACGCTATATAGTGGTTTGTCAATAGTTATTTACACAATATACAGCATCCCGTTGTGTTTTTGGATACTTTTTACACAGTTTGTTGTGGTGTCAGCTTTCTTTACTTTTGTGTTGACAATATGTTTGTATGCGCGTAATATGATTTATTATAACCAACAAGTGGGGGCAATATGATTTATTTTGTACAACAAGAGGAAGGTGGCCCAATAAAGATTGGGTACACAGACAGTGATATAAAAACAAGGCTATACCAGTTGCGAATATCGTCACCGTACCAGCTTAATCTTTTGGGCGTAATTAATGGCAACAAGACAAG